GTTAGCAGAGAAAAGATTTCCAGAATTAGTAGAACAAGGTGATGACCCGTTGGATATTTACTTTATTGATGAGGACGAAGATATAGCATACATAGATCCTAAAGACGGTAGAGTAAAAAAAGAGTTCAGTGAGGGAATCTTCGGAGCCGATGTGGAGGACATATTTGGTAACGTTTTTCCTGCCTTGCAGTTTGCATCTGAGGTAGGTTTTGGAACTGCTGGGTTGATGATTGGTGGAGTTACAGCTGGCGGTCCTGGTGCCGCGGCTGGTGGAGCTGGTGGCACGGCTTTTGGTGGTTCTGTTATGTATGGTACTAGAGAAGGTTTATCTTATATGTTAGACGGTCCACCTTTGAATGTTGAAAAAGCAACCAAAGATTTGCAGGTAAGCACCGCTTTCGGTGCTATTCCTTTTGGGGCTCCATCAAAAAGTTTTGGTAAGTTTGCAGATGGTATCATTAGTCGTTTTCCAGGTGCCGATGGTAGGAACTCTTTAAAGGATATATTAGAGTCTGGTGGAAAAACCGCCGATCAAAAAATAGCTTACGCCAAAGAAAAATACGGAATAGATATAACTAGAGCCGAGGCACAAGGCATGGTTACAAACGCATCACAAATACAAAAATATTTACAAATGCAACCCAGAGCTGACAAGCTGTGGGACTTTTACCATACTAGGAACGCACAAGTAGAGGAAGCCGCAGAGGGTTTTTTTAACGAACTATTTAGCGGAAAATACGTTAGGGATGGCGTAAAAAATAAACTGACTGGCAAAGAGTCCTTAGACGCATCTATGGATGTTGCAGAGGCGGCAGAGGCTTTCTTAAAAGAAAGTTTAGAAAGAAGAAAGGTAAGAGCAGGAAAAATTTACGACGATGCGTTTGAGATAGATATGGCTTTTGATGTATCTGATATAGGCAAGGCATTAGACGATAAGTTGGCAGATAAAAATGTTAAAGGACCTTTACGGGATGCTCTGACTAAGGTTAAAGACTCCCTAACTGATTTAAACACAGGACAATACAAAACCAGTACAAAGGATTTGCATGATAGTTTAACGCAAGACTTTACCCCTTTGTTAGAAGGTCTTACCAAAGACGGACAAAAATACATCAAAAGAGAAGTCACTTTGTACCGTAATCAAGTGTCAGAAAGATTAAAAGCTGGAAATGATTTATACAGAAAAGCGACGGCAGTTTACGACCCAACTAAAGGACACTTACAACAATTAGAAAGAAGTGTCGTTAGACAGTTGGCAGAAGCCGTTGAGAAAGGCGGAGCTCAAGCTGGACGTTTAACGCAAAAGCTATTCAACGGATCAATATCGCCTAAAGAAATTAAAGATCTCAAAAGAGTTTTACAGGCAGAATTTGTTGATGCAGACGGCGTAACACAATCTGGAGCTCAAGCATGGCAAAACCTAAAAGGTACTTGGTTAATGACACAGTTTGATGATGCGATTGCTGGAACTGTCAATCCATTAGGCGCATCTAATAAATTTTTAACTAAATTGGGTATCAGACAGGTCGATAGAGCTTTCCCTGGTTTAAAACCAAAAACGACGCCAAGCGGTCTTGACATACCACCTACGGCCGCTGAACTGGATCAACTTGCCGCAGAAGTGGGTCAATATCAAGCAAGAGGAAAAAAAGCCAAAATATTAGAGGCTATGTTTGAACCAGATGAATTAGCTAATTTTGTAGATTTAGCAGAAATTATGCAGTCAGTTAGTTATGTGGCCACACAATCAGCATCGCCGACACAATCTTTTCAAGCCATGGAAAGAATCATGGCACAAGAAGGCAAAAAGTTTGGATCTAAGGTTGGTGAGGTAATTAGAGGGGCGTTTAACTTGCCATCTAGGTTTATAGCCAAAGGCTTTGATGATATAGGGCAAAACATCATTAGTAAGCAAAAAGAGGCTTATGAGGACACGCTTATAGAGGCTTTGATAAACCCAGATGCCGCTGTAGAACTTAGAAGATACTTTGATAAGATTAATCCAAAGATGTATTACTACACACAAACACTATCGAGAGGTGGTGTAGAGGCATTAGATGAGGTATTTAATCAAAACGAGGCTAGACTAAATGAACAATTACAAGAAGAAAGAGATGAGCCGAGTTTCGGTCCATTACAAGTTGAACCAACGCCAGATAATTTACAAAGCTCAATTGATAATTTTGTAATACCACAAATGAATGAACAGATGTTTGACGTGCAGAGCCCAAATTTAAACTTACAACAAACTTTATCACCTACCATACTACCAGACGAGGCAGACCGTGAAATAGCTATGAGAAGTAGCGGTATTGCAGGTTTGGGATAAGTAGAGCGTTTCGTCGCAAACTACGCCCTAAAGTTTAAGAGGTAAGGCTGGAAATGTTGTACCTAACCGCGACTATTCTTGTGATTCTGTTGCTTGTATCATAGCCCCGACCACTTCGTAATCGAGTTCATATCCCATGTGAGATTTGCCGTTTAGATTTATTTCTAAATTCCTAGATATAAGGCGCAGTAGAGCGGCTTGTTGATGTAAGGTCGTGCGACTAAACAATTCTATCACTTCTGGCGCCTCAACGACAGGCTTGTAAGACTGTGGAGTGCTTTTGTTAGACATGATATTTTTAAACATTGGAATCAACACCAAGATTGTGCAACCTTTCATGTTCTTTTTCGATAAGAACTTTGAGTTGATCTATCTTGGACCTGCGTTCCTTGGAGCAAATATCTTGTAAGAGTTCATACGTCTTTACGTCTACTGCTAAACTTTTCCTTGTCTTTGTGTTGTCAATTATAGTTTCCATGCAGTAGAGTTTATACTCTTTTGCACATATATACAATTAGTTATTAAAAAATGTATGATAAAATAATTTCACATGTATCAATTAAAAAACTACCTACTCAGCATGCAATCGCATTGGATGATAAACCAGGCAACTTATGACGCGGTGCAAGAAACAATACCTGTTGTGGCTAAATATCATTCGGCCGCTGGCACGGAAAAAATGGATAAGACAGCTGTGCATGGCATGGCTAAAAAAATATTTCCAGAGGTTTACAAAATACCATTGTTTCGACGACACTTTTGCAAACTTTTAATCCAAGAAATCGAACACATGAGAAAAGAAATCGGCTTTGCTGGTAATGAGGAAGAGGATCAGCTGAGGCAAATACCTGAAATAGTTTTACAACAAGAGTGTCCAGAACTGTATCGGAACATGTGGTTTGTTGTGCAAACTATATTAAATCCTATATTTATGGCCATTTGGCAAAGGAGCTGTAAAGATCCTGTGAGCATACAGATAGCCAATTACAACTTAAAAGACAAAAAACAAGGTGCTTGGCACCACGACGAAACTGCCGATATAAGTGTGGTTGTTCCTCTTAATACAGGTCAATATGAAGGCGGTGGCACAGAGTTTCATAACCATGGTGCTATCAAACCCTTACCTACTGGACATGCTTTGATATTTCCTAGCTTTACTCATTTGCATAAAGGCTTACCCGTTGGTTCTGGCGACAGATATTTATTGGTGTTTTGGCTAACCAACAAACAAAGAGTTCTTAATTTATGCGAATCTATCCTTTAAAATAATGTGTATAAATATGTATAAATACTTGCAAAATGCTACACATTTAGTATGATGTGTATGTAGAAAATGATTTCTACATAATAAAAAAGGTAAAAATATGAATAACAATAAAAAAGAAATAACATTAAAAAATGTAAAACACTACGAAAGCATGAGTGAAGAAACATATTGCTTTGAGGCTAGTCTTTATGTAGACGGTAAAAAGGTTGGTAGAGTTTCTAACAGAGGGACTGGCGGTTGCCACGACTATGACTTCGATATGAAAACCGAAAGAGAGTTAGATGAGTGGTGCAGAAAAAACTTACCAAAGTGGAAAATGTTTGAGCAACCATATTTAGAGGGACACCCTAAATTTGACCCAAATGGAAAATACGAACTCAGAGAAACAAGTTTAGAATTTCACATATCTAATTTAGTTACTGAGTTCTTAGACAATAAACACCTTAAAAACTTACTCAATAAAAGCGTTATCGTTATGGATGATAATTGTGAAGAGGGTGAGGTTTACCAATGGAAATTTTCTAAATATAAAGGCATGGGTAAGGCAGAAGTTATTGGTGGTGTTGCTAACGCTATCGCTAAAAACGAGAAAATGGTAAATCCTGTTATGCTTAATAAATTGTCTTTTGACAACGCTAAAAAAGTTTATTTCAGAAAGTAAGGAGAAAGCAAAAAAAGAAGGTGGCATTAGCCACCTTTTTTTTAATATAAATCAGTCAACTCTACTGTCTGCACCCCGTCTAGGTTAAACGGCATAAAATTACCAGATTTCTCACAATCTAATATCATGGCTAGGGCTTGTTCGTTTTTAGCCCTTGCATAGCCTATGGCTTCAGTAGACAAAGTATAAATAGCGTAGGGAAAAGGGTCCGTCTTGGCTTGAGCAAGAAAATTAAACTTATCAGCAGGTAAATCCAGTGCTTTACAACCGTCTAAGTAAAGTGCCGCTTGCATGTGATAGTTGAAAGCGTTGATTGCTTGTTTAAAACCTCTTGGCGAGGCGTCACGGCAAGTTTTTAAATCCCACACGTCTTTGCCGTCATACCAGTCCATTCTGCATTTGAATGGTTGATCATGCCACATAAAAACTAAAGAACTCTCTACTTTATCCTCTGGCTTTGGTATATAGCTTTCGACAATATCTCTCCGTTCCATGCAAAGGTCATATAAATCTTGAGATATTACTGTTCGGTTCCCAACTGTTGTTTGGAAATCTTCCCATTGTTCTTTACCCACTTTAGTTCTGCGGTCTATGTTTGGTTGTATTACAAACTCGTCATCGAATTTGTGGTGTTCCAAAAAAACTGTGTGTTGCACACGACCTTCAAGCAGTGCTGGTGTTTGCGACATGGGTTTAGCGTTTTTCCAACTATAAGGACATTTAATAGCCGCCGTTAAGTCGTGAGATCTGTAAGCTGGTATGCTTGCATACTCCTCGTAAGTTAAGTCATCGTAAATACCTATTTTAAACTCCATCTTGAGCCTCCTTTAGTTCTTCGGGTGTTAAATCAAAACAATTAAGATTACCTGCAACAGTGCGTCTTTCTCCCTCCCCGAAAAAGGGATAAACACAATGTTGCATCCAACTTGGAAACATAAGCAACTTACCAACCTCTGGCTTTACATATCTTGATTGCGATGGCCTTAACCTTTCTGGATCGCCAACTTGGTTTAGGCCATAAGTGAAATTTAAGTAACCATCTATGGCTCCAGAACTGTTATATAGGTTGTAATGTAGTGCGTCTTTTTCACCTGGTTTTGTAATTTGTTCTGGAATTTTTGTCCATGTAGTGAATGAAATACCCATAATAGATTTAGTTAAGTGGTCATGTATTGGGTTGTAATCGCCTTCAAAACTATGAACTGACCACAGCTGATCCATTTCAATTTTTTTGGGTCGTAGTTGTGATTTTGTAAACTCTACAAAATGTCTTAAATAACTTACACCTAAGTTTTCAACTACTTGCCGAAACTCCAAAAGTTGAGGCAAAGTAAAGTCCATAGACAGCTGTTCTCCTTTGTGTATTTGTCCTATTAATTTATCGCCAGCTGATTTTTTATCATCGTTGTTCCGCAAGTTGTCCAGATAGTCATTTAGATCTGCAACCATGTTGTCGGACATATTATGTTCTACCATAAGTGCGGCAGGTAAAGAAAAGACGTTGTAGTGTATGTCACTCAAAGTTTGTAGGACTTGGTTTTTCCTCTGTCCAATATTCAGAGTTACTACCAAATTCGTTTAAATGTTCTTCAACCAATTTATTCATAAACCATTGTGCTTTACCTAAACAAATATCGGGGTCATTTTTTTTATCGTATCTCCATAGATATTTGATTATTGAGCCTTTTAAATAGGCATGAAAGTTTGTCGGTTCCATTGACGATTTAATTGCGTCAATGCACTCAATATCACCCTCTTTGTAGTGTGTTGGATTAAATGGGTCACTCATTCTTTTCATAGTGTAAGGTGTGGGCAAACGCTAATATGAATAACGTTTAAAAAAGGAGCGCTCACCCACGGGTTAAATTAAAACGGTATGTTATCCTCTGGCTCGTCGGGTTTTGCTAAGTCAGCCAAACCAGGCTCGGCAGGGTTGGTGCTTGCCTTTTCGCCTTCTTCTACTGCCGCTAAATATTCAAAACTTCTTTCTATTTCTATTTGTAAGTAAGACGGTAGGAGCTCGAATATTTCTACCATGGCTTTAGACTTATCTCCCATATTGCCATTAAATTCGTCGCAATAATCTTCCAAGTCAAATGTAGCCTGTGGATTTATAGACGCAACTTTTTGAACACCGCCGTCGGGTCTTGATAGTTTTAATATTTTTGGATTACCACCAGGACCATAATCACTTGGTGCTGTGTGTCCTATTTCAATACGAGCTGTCATACCAACCAACTTACCTACGTCAAAACCTTCAAGTTCTTGTTCGGTAAACGTTTTATCTCGCCAGTTCTCTAAGTCTTTTCTCAGCGTTGCGGCCTCAAATAAAGAAGCAGTGTATGTTTTGCCGACACCAAAAGGTCTGCCGTCTTGCATTAGTATTTCATTAGTTTCTGGGTCTACCGCTTTGGTAATCTCAAAATCTAATCTAATTCTTTTCTTTTTACTTACTTGACCTTTATATTCTTGTTCACTTGTTCCAAGATCTACAATTCTAAAACAGGTCCCCTCATATTTACCTGGTTCAAGTTTTGGAAAATCCTCACCGCCACCAGACGCATTTACAGTTAAGCTCATCTTTCTCTCCTTTTTTATGTGATTGCTTATTTAGATATTATCTTGTAAGATTTTATACACTTTAATAAATAAAGCAAGACCAACAGGAAATCCAGTGACACTGAAAATAACCCGACCAAACAAAAAAAAGAATTTTGACACACCATTTTCTACCGATTACATAAACCAGTTCAGTCAATTTTTGGCGGACCATGGTTTAGAACCAGACCCAAAAAAGGGTTTGATTGCCGACGGGTCTATTGGTCGGGCTTACATTAACGTCGGCGGTCAACGAAAGTTAGTGGGTTGGTATCAGCTGTGGGTCGATCAATCTGTCCCGTTTGGACGATTGGGTGACTATCGAAACTCGGCTGACCAACCCACTGCTATCTGGAAACCAGAAAATCAAGAACGCAGAAAGATAACCAAAGAACAAAAACAAGAGATTGCAGAACTGCAAAAACAAGCAGAGGTAAAACAACAAGAGAAATATTCCAAGGCGGCAAAAAGAGCACAGAGTTTGTGGGAAAAAAGTTTGCCATGTGAAAAACACCCATACTTAGAAAAGAAAAAGGTTTTGTCTTATGGCCTAAGAACGGACGAATACAACAACCTAATGATACCGCTCTACGACAAACAAATGACTATTGTAGGCGTTCAATACATAGACCAAGACGGAGGCAAACGTTTTCTTACTGGTTCTAAAAAAAGCGGTAGCTTTTTTATTCTTGGATCGGAGATCCTAAAAAGTGCAGACATTATTAACTATGCCGAAGGATATGCAACCGCGGCATCTATTTACGCTGACTACGCACAGCCTGTTATCGTCGCTTTTGATGCATACAATTTGACACCCGTAGCAGAGGTCATGTTTGAGTATTTCGCTGACCGCAAGCACGTTTTCATAGCCGATAACGACGATAGCAAAACAGGAGAGAAA